GAGTCTGTGCCATCCAGTAATATCTGCCCCTCAATGTCAAGAACAGCTGATGTTCCATCTAATCTGATACTTCCGCTACTGTCCTCTAATGCAATCCCTAAATTAATTTCAAATTCATCTTGTAGTGCGAGTCTATTAGTTTTGTCTCTAGTGGTTATAACTGCTTGTCTTGTAAACTGTGTTATACCTTTATTACCAAAGTTCTCTGGTGGAATAGTTCCACCAAATGTGTCATCCTCAAGTTCAATTTTACTTCCTTCTGTGATAAGTTTCTCACCAGCAATCAAACCATGTTCAATGACTATATTAACACTATTGTCTCCAACACCAATCGCTTCACCAATTAAAAGACCCGTATCTGTTCCCGTCTCTAAATCTATGTTAGCACCATCTTCCATGAGAAGTTGCAAGAAATCCTCTAATACTAATTCTTCAGATGCAGAGCTCTGTTCAAATATTATTCCACCCTCTGGTGGATCACTGAAATTTCTAAACCCAGCACCATCAAGAAGTAACTTGGAACCAGCACCAGCGCCGCCGATACCGCCGTCCAATAAGAGGCTGTCATCTGCGTTAGATGCAGAGCTATCTGTGCCATCAAGTGCTATGTTATCACCATCAGAGTCTAAACCAGCATTTTCAACAAATCCTACAGTGTCTAATTCAACTAAGTCACTTATAGACAAACCATCCAAGTCAGAGATTTTTACACCAGATACCGTATTGAAGTCTTCTTCAAAAAGTATTTTATCACCACCACCAGTGCTATTGTTATCAACACCATCTAACACCAAATTATCTTTTTCGATGGCCGGAAGTCCATCGGACAATCCATCCTCCAGTTGTATGCCGCCGGGAGCTATGAATAAAGAACCAGCTGGTACACCAGAAGCAATCGGGGCACCATATGCAGTTTTAGGTGCAGTGATCTCTGGCCTAACTGACAATTTGGTGATATGAGAAACAGACCTATCTTGATTTAGATTTTCTCCTAAAGCTGTTTCTAATAATAACGAACCACCAACACCAGCATCCAAAAGGATAGCACCGTCACTGTGTTGTGGTGAGTTCTCCACCGCAATCTCAAAACCACTTTCAAACAACAATGCATCGCCGTCAGTCTCTTCTAAAAGCTTGTCACCTATGGCAGTTCCGTTCTCTTGTACTAATAAGTTAAATAAACTGCTACTACCATCTGGAGAAAGAACACCTTCTCTTACCTCGCCATGATGCATACGCAAAGTCTCACCAAATACAAGACCAAAGAGAGATGCAAATTCTGGACTAAACGTATCTGTGTCTCCGGTAAAGTCAATAGTGCTTTCTCCGGTTGTGCCTATCTTTACAGATATCTGTGATGACAGTGATAATTTACCAAAAGGAATAAATCCAGCAGGATGAACTGATGCTTTCAACTCATTGATATAATCAGATAGAATAGAACCAACTTTAACTTCATAAGAGAATGCTTGATAAAAATATGAATCTTGAATTCTTATGATGTCCTCGCTGACAAGACTATCGGTGTTTATATAATTACCAAGTCTGGGTGCTGTCGTTCCAATATTTGCCGTTACTGATGCTGTACCCTGATTAAGAACTGTTGCAATACCACCGGCCGCATCTGATATGGAATCACCTACAACATTAAAGGCATCTTCCATAACAATTTCATCACCATCATCTCTAGCACGATTATCAGTGGCATTTAAAATTATCTGTTCACCACCTGTGTCATCTTCAGTAAGAAGTATGTCACCAGATTCAAAACTTGGATCGGATGGATTTCCATCTAGAAGAATATTAAATCCAGCTTGCTCGCTTAATACTCTGTCTCCCGCATCTGCGCTAAGGTTATTAGTTCCATCTAAACTTATATAACCATATCCATCTTCATCACCAGAAAAGATGACTTCATCGTAAACGATAAAGTTTTTACCAGATTCAGCAGGTCCTAAATTATCAAGATCGGAAATTTCTGTTACAAAAGTATCTAATCCCTCACCGATTAATCTGGAGTTTGGAGTATTAACATGTTTTATTGATTGGCCAGGATTAGAGGCTTCGGAACGATCTAAAACAGGTTGTAAAAGTTTATCTCCAACATCTAGTTCATTATCAATACCGCCACTAGTATTTAATACTATAGAGTTACCTGTGTCCTCTTGTATGAGAAAACTGCCCGAGTTAAATAACGGATTTTCAGAAGTTTCCAAAAGGATGGAATCTGTATTATTCCCAAATTCTATACTAGTATCAATTTCATATGTTACTCTATCGCCTTCACTAAAACCAGTTCCATCAAAAATTGGTCTAGGTTCTCTTCCTAACCCCGAACTACTTTCAGTGGCAGTTTCAAACTGAATAAACCCTCTCCCCTCTCTGCCGGGAGTATCAGCCTCAAGGTCGAAACGGTCACCAACATCATCCATGCTAGAGTTATACAGAAGCCCACCTGATTGTTGTTCGCCAAAAACATTGTTACCTACAGTGGCATCCTCTAAATCCACTCTTTCATTTAGTTGTTCAGTCCGTGCAAATTTTATTCTTCTATGAGAATTCAATAAAATCTTACCAGATACATCTGCCTTTACAACTAAACTGTCCTCAAGTTCAATTCCTACATCTACGGGAGAATCTAAGTCTTGCTCTAAACTAATTTGTTCATAATTTCCAATTTCAAAAGCATCAATTACTATAGAACCTGGCTCATTCTCTAAGGTAATCCTTGTATCTTTTTCACTATGATTATCAATTAATACACCATCATCTGATTCATCTTGCACACTATAGTTCTGATTAACTGGTCCATGCTGTTCTTCACCGATTCCTGCAAACGCAGTATTTTCTAATCTAATAGCTTCATTGAAAGTACCAGATTGTTCCATTGTCAATCTATTGGTAGGTGTTGAACTAGTAACTAACTTATGAACTGAATTGTCGTATGAAACAACATTTCCTGTATGAGATGTCAATCGACTACCAAAGTTAAATGTAGCATCAACATCTTTCAATATCAAGTTTGTGTTAACAGATGCCTCTGGAACATCTGCGTTATATTTGAATCCGTTATCAACAACTTCAATCTCTTTGATAGCACCAATGGTGGTTGTATTTGCAACCATTTCTGCACCGGAACCAGCGGAGGAAGTCACCGTGACCGTTGGTAATTTTTTGTAACCACCGCCGCCATCAACAAAAAACAGTCTATTAATCTCTGTTGATTCAGCAACCGTGAAAGTCCCTGACTCCAAAATGATACCATCTGTATCTGTGCCATAAGAATCTAGAGATAATAACTCTTCCTCTTGAAGAAGTTTAAAATCATCCTCTAAAACTATTTCATCCCCATCATCAACTGTTTTTTGTCTTGTCACAAATAAATCATACTTTGATGAGTCGAAGGTTGACTTCGCATGATTCTGATCATCACTGGGCATATAAAAAACTATGTCAGGATATTGTTCAAAAACGTGTGCGTGAGCAAGTCCAGTTGAGGTGTTTGCTGCCTCTGCTCTTGCCTTAGTGACATACAGTGGATAGTAATAAAGTCTGCTATCACTATATCTTCTATCAGTCCCTTGAACAGCATACGGTTCAACAGCAGCGTCAGCTATGGACGTTCCATTTAGTAATATTTTTGTATTGACAAACTGTGAGTTTGTTTCATTTTCTACATTGAAAAAAGTTGGGGTGATTGCTGTTGAATCCTCTAATGATAACCGACCACCAACGACAGAAACAAATGCTCTCGCATCATCTACAGAAACATCAGTTGATGCTGGTGTGAATTTTAAAGAGTCTCCAATAGCATAATTCTCACCACGTTCCTCAATATGCACTCCCGATATTGAACCACTACTGATTTCACTAACTTTTGCCTCAGCCCGACCATTACCCTTTTGAGTGTCAAAGGTTATTGCATCTCCGACACTGTAAAGAATACCGCCGTCGTTTACGGTTACATCTGTTACAATACCTTGCACTGTGAACTGTTGAATTATATCGGTTGATGTTGTTTGTCCGGTAAATGTTTCTGAAATAGAAAAACCAGAACCCTCAATACTATCCTCTCGTAACGAAAATTCAACAACGGAATCTGTACCTTGATTGAAGGTGGTCACACCTATAATTTGAGCTTTAGTTCCAGATGATGCTCCAGTTACAGTTTGGCCTGCCATCTCTGACGGTATGGCACCAGTGGAATCAGATGTGCATCTAATTATCGTCGGAGTGGACCAGTTACCATCACTTATTCTCATCATGTACTTCGATGGATAGTCTATCTCTGCTTCCTGACCCAATAAAATTCTAAAGAATAACTTGTGACCCTCTGAAGTTCCTTTTGCTGCGTACAAGTCACGAATTGATTTGATTAATTTTCTTTTTGATACTCCATCTGCAAGAGCAAGAGGGATGGAGTCCAAAAACGAATCTCTAAACGCTGTTAAAAAATGATCAACTGTATTATCTGTATTTTGATATTCTAAAAGTTGTTGAATATTCTGTACAGGGTTTGCCCTATATGTTAATATAGTTGAGGTCGCACCAGATGTTCCGCCAGTTATTGTTTCACCTTCAATAAACTTTTGGTTCGCAGAAATGAAAAGTCTAGCAGTCCATGAAGCTGCTTTACCCTCTGCGTCAACAAGAACTGTTGCGGTTGCTTTACTTGTCGATCCAGTGATGGTTTCACCAATTTCAAATTTTCCTGTGGTGCCAGAACCTGTCTCTAAAACAACTCTATCTCCACCGTCCAATCCTGACTCATTTGTACCATCCAAGGACACATAACTTGTTGTAAATGTCTCCAATAACAAATCATCAACTGTGCCGTCGATAGTAATCTCAGCAGATTCTAAGAACTTATAATATTGTTTAAGAAACTCTACAAAAACAGGATGATCTGCCTGAATAAAATCAGGCACTTGACCATCTATTAATGGAGATATTTTTGTTGGTAATCCAGAATCAAAAGGTGCCATTGTTAATAACTCGTCCCTGATGTACTTACGGTTGCGCCGGAAGCACTATACGTTGCCGCACCTCCTTCATCTCCAACTGCGACATTATCAACAGCTCCTGTTACTGTTGAATTTGTAACATCGAGTTCTAAAACTTGGTTTCTCAATGCAACAATATCATTTGAGTTTGGCACTACAGTGATACGAATTTGAGTTTGCGCCACACTATTGATATCGGATATTGCAGTAATGATTAGAGAACTAATATTCACCTCACCTGTTTTATAGTTTATTGTACCAGCCGTAGAATTTGTGTAGTTTCGAGTCCCACCTGTCAAATAATATAATCTTACATTCCCTTCACCATCGTCATCAAAAAATTGTTCATTAGTTTCACCACTAACCTTAAACCCTGTTGAAGACAATATTCCACCAGCACCCGCATTGTGACCGCTGTGAGGATTGAACAACTCATTGTTAAAATACAGGTTGTAAGATTTTGCTTCAGTTGTAGATATTGTTGGAGTAAAATACTTAACCACAAGAGGTGAGACAGTTATGCTCGTAATCGAGCCATCAACATCACCAATTTGTCTTAATAATTGTGAGTGTCTAAAAATAACATCAAATTTTGTTAACTCATTTGTATTATATGTGGTTAATGCTTTCGTAACCTCTGTCACCAAAGTATCTTTTGTCTTTGTCGTTGCAAGAGAATTAAATTTGAAAGAAACTGTTAAAAATAAATAAATAAAATCTGGGTCAACGACAACTGGTGTTATAGAGGCCACTGTGTATGGACTCAAATCTGATACTAAAGTTGCCTTCTCATCTGTTGTTAAATTAGTGCCTAAATTATTTCTGACTGAAATAAAAACCTTACCATAGTCTGGTGTTGACACAACCCCAAGACTTGAATCGAACGATCCATTTTCTCCACCAAAAATTTGAACGGCAGTTGCTTGAGGATAAAACTTTTGAACATACACTTTATAATCATTCGTGGTGACACACCTACCTTGTGATGCGTAATCAAGAGGAGCAGACAATTTGATAGACTGTGTGCTTTCTGCTGCAGCACCGCCCGATGCAGCTGCCATAGTTGTTGTTGTAACGTCAGTTACCGTGTCTATCGCACCAGAGTTAGTAAATGAAAATGCGCCATTTGCCTCTGCGATATTTGTGACGACATATTTGAGAATAACTATGTTCCCGTCACTTACCGCTTTACTAACCACACCGTCTCCAAAATAAACCTCAAACAAACCATCCTCTACCTCTTGCAAAAAATAAACAACACTACTACCAGTAAGTTGGGTGATATCAGTCGCTAAATTGTAGGTTTCCGTAGTTGAATCTGAACTTGAGTTTTGAACTTGAACAGATAAGGTTGTTGTGTCCGCTTGATTTGAAGTTATCAAAAATCTTTGATTAACATCAGATGTGTCCACTGTGTATCGAGTCGTTACATATGTGCCCTCGTAAATTGGAATGTCAGAGAATACTAGGTTCGTTCCAGTTTGAGTTGCGCTAAAATCTGCAACTGTAACAAACTGATATTCAACATTGTCTATGGTAGTGGTAAAAACTTGTCCAGCATTCATCGTTGCAGTTGCAAGGGCACGATCATTTAACGTGACATTAACGTTCGCCTTTGGAGCTCTCACAGAACGAGGAACGTATCCCAGTGTTTTTGCATGAGAGACGACACTTGATCGCAACTGCGCCGTATCAATGAACATCTCATTTGCCAACATATTCGCATGGAACCCTAGATAATGTGTATTATAGGCTAATACATCAAGAAGAGCATTGATGCCTGATCCCTCAAAATCATAATCAAGAAATTGTTGTTGATTTTTCATGTAAGTCTTGAGATTGTCTTTAATCGTGTCAAAATCAAGGCCTGTGATCTCTAATTTTTGATTGTTTGCCATTATCGTAGTAACTCCATTGTCAGTGATAATTCAACATTTTCTGGAGGTCCATTTACAACAGTGAAATTTACGGTAACTTCATACTCATTCGCATCAATGTTGTCAAAAACTGTAACACTATTAAGTCTTGCTCGTGGTTCATAATTGTTTATAACATCGGTTATTGATTGACTTATTGCTATAGATGTTAACGGGTTTGCATTTTCAAACAACAACTCTCTCACACCAGAGCCTATCTCTGGGTGAAAAGGTTTTTCATAAAAATTAGTCAACACAAGGTTTCTAACAGATCGTTTAATCGCAGTCACATTTGAAAGAACATTAACATCTTTATCTCTTGATCGTTTTGTAAAAAACAAATCTAAATCTCTATACTGTCTACCGTTGAGATTTGAATCGTTAGTTCCTTCTGCATCTCTCAATCCAGTTAAATCTTTGAAACTTTGTGTTTTAGTTATGGTAGCCATCACCACTCCAAAAGGGGTTTTGTTTATTTATAAGGTTTACCGTAAAGTATACACATCCTTCACTGGTAGATAACTATGATCTGTAGTATCAGCAACCTTTACCTCTGATATGACCGCATCAATATTGTCATGCCAATAATTTAAGAATTTATGCACCCTTGGTATGTCTGGCACAACATCCTTAGTTTGCCAAATGAACTGCTGCAATATGTTTTCATAATCAGGCATCCAGTACAGTATGTCAACCGTAACTAAACTTTTTTTTCTTATTATCATAACACATCATCTATTTCTAATAGACCCTCTACTGGTTCCTCACCAGATGTTCTTGGTGGGCTAACCGGATGAGTATGATCAACCTTTCCGCCCTCTTTGTCAATATAATGATCTTTGTCGATCTTTTCTTTGAAATCATCAACATAGTGATATGTGGCAACGTCTTGATGTAATATTCCAGTTGTGCCAACAATGGTTGTGTTGAGTGATGAACTGTAAGACTCTGTTACCGCTCCAGCAATGGTTGATGTTTGTGTGCCAGATACCACTTCAGTATGATTTTGATTGACAGTTTTCGAGTGACTACCTTTTATGAGCTCAGTTTTGTTGCCGTCAACTTGTATATCCCAATCACCTTTAATATACGTTTTACAATTTGAGTCGATGGTTAGATTTACATCTCCCTTGACGTTGACGAAATTAGTTCCCGCAATTACCTCATAATTGTTTCCTACTATACGGGTTTGTTTGTTGCCATCTGTGTCTATCTCGTAAAATGTTCCTGACTTGTGATACTCATGGATACGCTCTGCGTTTGGAGTATCGTCATACTCTTTGATATGACCGCTCTCTGTTTCAAATACATGATTGTACGGATATTTTGTGTCATATCTGGGATTACCATTTGAGGATGGGGATGTGGTACTTGGCTCTACCCATTTATTCTCATTTACATCTGTATTGATAGAGTCAACTGTTCTTGATGCATCCACAGTATGTTGTTTGTTACCTACCTTATTGCCAATAATATCATTACCATTTTCAGCATCTGGCTCATATAAAGCAACAAAAACATCTTTGGTCCTACCTTGAGGAGCAGTTTCGGGATCATAATCTATATCTTTAGAACTCAATACAGCATGACCACCGTTCCTGGCGAGTCTGTTTGTGTCTGATTCTTTAATGGTATGTCCAGATGACCTACTAAACTTACCGCCCTTACCATCATCGCCGCCTAGTGGATATGGGCCATATGATTGTTGAGAGTATGCTGGATTGTAATCCTCAATGGTTCCGCCATCCTCGCCGGGATTATATACTTTCCCGCCCTTATCTTCCTTTGCGTATTGTTTTTTACCAGCAAAGTTTATTTGAGTCGAGTCCATATGTCGAGGGTCATTAAATCCTCTTTTATGATCAGCAGGGTTGAGAGGCACGCCAGGTAGCGTTCCAATAATAACTGGTTGTTGATACTCTGTATCTCGAAAGAATCCAACTACCCATCCACCCTCTAAAAGAAATGAGGGCGTTGTTCCCATACCGTGCATAGATGGGTCAGTTACAGGATGCATGACATGGGCCCACGGCAACTCTGCTGTAGGTAATGCACTCAAATCTTCAGTATGCCACCCAAGACAACGAACCCGAACACGACCAAGTTGCTCGGGATCATTTCTATCCTCTACTACACCAACAAACCAGGCAAACCCATCCAGGCCCATAAAATTAATTGTGTCTGTCATAAAATAATCCTTTTCAGAATTATTTATAACGATTAATGTAAGTCTGGATCACGCCCCATTCGTTTGGCTTCAGGTGGTATAAAGTCATATTTAATGACTTCATATTCAATATCGGGGTTACAATCACGCAATTGAGCTAAAGTTTCTTGCGCTACATTTCCATCCATATTATCACATACTATATCCCTACGGATAATTTTGTATTTTACTGACATGGTAGATTTTATTTAGTAATTATAATCTTTGAGTATTTCCTCTAGACCCATAAACAGACCGCCATTGACCCAATCCACGGTCCTCTAACGTCTTTAAATGCGAAAATGGGTTCATAGAGAGGTTACCAGCAACCACAATTCGGTCTTCACCTATATGTTTTGGTACAGAATGATGCACCCAGCCAGGAAATAAAACCATAAGTCCTCTTTTTGGAACCACACGTTCAATACCTTTGCCGGGATGAAGGCATCTATCAAATAACAGCGGTGCTGATCCATCTGGACAGTTGACATAGTAAACAAAACTCCAGAGGTGGGGCCAGTGGTTGTGCATAACCGTATAATCACCCTCACGATAGATTGCTCCCCAACAATCATACGGTATCATGTCTAAATTTTGAGGATTGTTCTCTGATGCTAACATCATTGCATGATTACACACCCACTGAAACCCCTTACTGGTATCTTGCATATACCAATCGGTCATAGATGCCTTGACATTCGTTCTCTTTTGTTGTCTATCGCCATGTTCTCGAATTTGACGTTCAAGATTTTCGTTTAACGACATATCTTGGTCTTCATGAACTTTTCTATCAGCCATTTCTTCCAAATCAAGAGTTATGATTGGAAACTTCTCTGAAAATTGTTTTGACAGGGGATGCCTATCAAACTGTGTTGAAGGCTTAAGACTCTTTGCTAACGCTGCCAGACTCATTTTCTTCGATTGCCCTTTTCAAAATTTCTGATTTATAGTTGATAACTTTCTCCAAACGTTCAATTCTCTTACGAACACTCTGGGGAAGGCCTCGCATACCACCATTACGAACTGTAAACTTCTTTTCCCAGCTTGCTCTTTCCGCCAACAGCTGTTTTAGAGATCGCTTGTGCAGTTTAATTTCTTTATCTGGTGTTCCGTATGGAATTGCCATCTCAGCTTTCGTATCGGGATTATCAATTGCAGTTGGAAGTTCTGTATCTACTTCATCTGTCAACACATATCCATTTTCGATCATCTTCGCAACAGCTTTCTGATCTTCCTCTGTCATCATCTTTGTTTTCATAGTAATACCTCATTCAAATAAATGAACTCGTAACTTCTCCTACCTTTCACCTCAAGGTAAATAGAGTCCATGTCCTTGTCCTTTACGGGCTCGTAGGACTTTTTCTTCTTGGACCAGTAATGAGGTCTGGCTATTTCACCATCTCCCATAACCAACCACTTCACATCATCAAATCTATCCGAACTGATATCTGTTACCTTGCCGGTAACTTTCTCTTCATATTCATTCAGATAACTAACTGTCTCACCAATCACTTGTAGTATCCTTTCTCTGCTGGATAGTGCCACCACCCCGTAAGCATATACTTATCAGCAGTGTGTACAGGGTTTCCACGATGCTGAAACGTCCAACCGGCAGGAAACATTACTCCTAAACCTTTTCTTGGACGAACTCTTAGTTTCTCATACAAAAATTCTGTCTCTCCTTCATCAATATCCACATCATTCAAGTAGAACGACCACACCAAACAACGATCCATGTTTTCATAGTGACTTACCTCTGAATGCCAGTTATGAAATCCCCCACCAAAGGGCGGTGTGCATTGAACCTTGATATCAGGTGATACCAGTTTCTTTGCGCCACGATAGCAAAACGGAAACTCTTCCTTGTATCTGTGCATCATGTCATACTTGTGCTTCTGAACTCTGGTATACAGGTCGCTATGTTGTTCAAAGGTCAGCCATTTTTGTTCGTCCTTACGAGTTATTCGATCAGCCTTGACAGTCTTAACATC